ATAAGTAGTCATTTCAGACACTCTGTTATCATCTACAGTTGCATTAATAAAATGAGTTTCTGCATTTCCATTTATCACATAAACGTTTAATTCTGACCTTGTTTCACTTCTAATCTCAATAGAATTATCATCTATAATTTTAAAGTTTGTAACTACATTTTCTTTTGTAGTAGCATCTATAATATTTACAACTATTCTCTGTGTTAATAAACTATGTGTTACAGTTGCTTTGAATCCATTTTCTGCATCCTCAACCCAATCATCAATTGTTATTATTTGAGTAGATGCCACATTTGAACCACCTGCGATTAATTGGTCAATTTTAATATTTTGTTTCTCATTTTCTGTGTCAATTCTAGTGTTTAGCTCTGTTTTAGTAGTTTCTATGTTGCTTGTTAATTCTGTTTTGGTTGTATCTATTTTAGTGTCTAGTTTATTAATATTTGTTAATATTTTTTCTTCATCTTTTTTAGTTAGAAAAATAGCTGTAGGGTCAACAACTAATGTCACTTTCTCTACATTAGATACTTCTATGATAAATTTCAAATACAAATCTTTCATAGCTCCATTATCAACTTTTGGCTTGTAGGTTTCAGGGCTTTTACAAACTGCAATCATATCTCCTTCATTATCTATAAGACCCATTTCTCTAACTGTAAATCCACCTATCGAACCAGGGATACATGCTGTTGCAATAATCCAGTTAGGATTATTTTCATCATTATCAAAAGCATTTATATTCCCTTCCCAAACTTTATTTTTTAATGCTGTTTGGTCTTCTGTTGGATTATAGTAGTTTCCTCCACCATCACCTGCTTGAATCTTCTCTAAAATTACTGACTTACCTAACATTCCTGCATTAGCAATCTTAGCTTTACCTATGTTTGTTAGTATTGTGTAAAATTGTTCATCAGCCATTTATGCCACCTCCTATCTTGGATATACTGTTAATGTTTCTGAGCTCATGTTATGAGCTAGTGCAAACTTGGCTTTAACACTTGCTTTTACTTCTTTGCTTGTGTACGGATATACAGTTATTTCTTCGCTCATAATTGCCGTTTGTGCAAAATAGGTTTTACTTTTCAATAAAGAAACTAACTTATAACTTACAGCTAAATGAGAAGGTTTTATAACATTTACTCTCTTATATAAATCTTCTAAATCTTTAGGAAAACCTTGGGTACTGGTTAATTCAACACCAAAAGTATATGGAGATATATTTTCATTTATTTTTATGTTTGCACCTGTATAAGATTGGAGTATCATAGCCATTCTTTTAGGTGTCATAATATATTTACTTTGAAGCTTAGCAATGACCTTTCTTCTTCTAGCTTCTATATCTTCATCTATATTAGTGGATAAACCCACTCTATTTTCCCAAAATTCAAGTCCCCATGTCGCACTCTGAGGGAATAATTGTAACTCTATTTCTTTATTTAATAATTCTAGATTATCAAATTCGCTTCCTATAGCTTCATATAAGCTTTGCATTATGATAGATTGTTCATAGATAGGAGATAATGTAAGAAGCATTTCTTTACCTTTTTTAGAAGCTATCATCCAACCACCTCGTTAACTATTTCCCCTATTCCGACCACTTGGTCTTGCAATTTTATATTTTCTTTTACATCATTTATAGTAAGATTAGAAAAGTCTTCTATACCTTCATCTGTCAGCATCATAGAGCCTACTATCGCCTGTATAGCATTGTATGAGACTGTCCCCCCTAAATCAATCTTATCTAAATATTTATCTATCTTAGTTTTTAGATTGTTTAATACAGTTTCTTCACTAAAGCCATTACTAAATATAAAACTAGCTTTTACATTAATAAGTAATGTGTCAGGTGTCACAACTGTAACTAATGCACCGATAGGAGCTTTCCCATCTCTATTTTCTCCTTCTGATATATTCAATGGATATATATATTCTTGGACCTTATCTATTAATTCTTGTGTTGCTGCTTTTCTGTTTTTATCTAGTATTAATACTTTTACTGTCCCTGCTCCATTCCATTCGGGAACTACATAAGCATATCCCACTCCATCTACTTCTTTAGCCCATCTTATATAGTCTGAACTAGCTCCACTTAATTTGTCCTCTTGCTCTGCTACAAGAACTCTTTCTCTAAAATGTTCTTCATCTTCTATATCTGTTCCACCTCTGAAATCTTCTTTATTAGAAACTGATTTAACACCACTAATAGAACCTAGTAAAACAGTTATAGTGTTATTAGATACATTTCCTATAGTTCCTGCAATCCTACATTCTGCTTTAATATCTACTGTTTCATTTGCTCCTATAGTTTTAGTTTCAAGAAGCTCAAATTCTATGCTCTGTTTTTCATCTGTAGCTATAGTTGTAACAATAGTTCCTTTTGTAATGATAGTTCCTTGAGCACCATTAAATGTAACCATACCAACCGATTTAGTTGGTTGATTTTTAAATACTCCTTTGCATTCTCCCAACCATTCTAGATATTCTCCATAGCTAGTTTGAGGAAATGCAATCCTTAAATTATTTTGTAATCCTAGTTGTTTTAATTCAGCTATCTGCTCTGCTGTAGGTCTTGTTGCATCATAAATAAAGTCCCCTTCTAGTGTGCTCACATCTTGAAAGTTACTTAACATCCTTTCATGTACAGAGTCCTCCTCTTCTGTTAAAAATAATGGTATAGGTAGCTCTCTTTCCATGTAATCACCTACCTTTTTATATTTCCATCTATGGTTATGTTTTCATCATCTATTGTTAGTACATCAAATTCATAATTAACAAGTCTGCTGTTTTCAAGCCAAACAAATATAAAATTACTAACTTCTTTTGTATATGGATGAACTAAAATAGTTTCTTTTATTAATCTAGTTATTTCAAGCTCTTTTGCGCTTTGAGATAAGTTACTGGCAATTAAGTCTTTTATTTCACTTCCATATACACTAGAATAAGCTGCTTTTTTGTATCTAGGTGTTAATATAGCCTTTTGACACCATTGTTTATATGCTTGAACTTTATCACACCTTTTTAATGTTCCATCTGCATTTTTAACAAATTCACCTTTTATAAAGTCAAATAAAAAAGAACCCTTTAGGTCCAGTTCATTCTCATCATTATTTTTTAATTCTACAGTTTCAAAGTTCTCATTAACTGGAAATAGGTTTTGCATTTACAACCCTCCCAATTACTACAAATTCAGCTCCCATAATAGCTACTAACACCTTATCTCCTATAGCCAATGGTTTTAATTCTTTTGGAGTTTCTACTTTATGTTTATGCTTATATTCTCCACCTAAAGCTTCATCTGAAAAAGTAAAATAATCCTCTTTTAATATTAAATTCTCTAATACTAGATAGTCCTGTATTTCATCTTTATAACCATTTACTTTTAATCCATTTGCTGTTATTTCTGCAAGCTCACAACCTATCCCAAAAGTGCCATTTGACACGCTTTTACTCATTTTTTCTTTTAATATTCTAGCAACTCCATTAAATCTAGCATCAGTCATTATTATAAAATTTCCTCCTTATATAATCTAGTGTACCAACATTTAATTTCATTTTTGGTGTAGAGTCTAATGTATGAGTAACATCTATAACATAATATTCTTTACTTTTTAAACTTACCTTGTCACCTGCCCTTATTCTATTTATATCTACCACGCAATCTACACTTATTGTTTCTTCACCCGAATTAAACATTGCTTCTGCTGCTTTCTTAGCTTCTTTAGCATTTTTTATCTTTTCATCCTGTTTAATTTTTTGTAGGGTTCCATATTTGTCTGAGTCCTTTTTATATGTGCCAATTATAGGTGCTTTAGTATTTTCATCTTTACTCTTACCTAAAACTTTTACAGAGGTTACTGCATCATTAAAACTACTTGTAAAATTTGCATCTTCTAATATGCTATCTAATTTATATACATTTGCATTAGTGCCAAGCTTAAATAATTTCAGCTTATTATCCATTCTTACTCTAAATAAGTCTCCACCTTTTGTTGCTGTTTCTTTTAAGTCCTTTTTTATCATATCTAGTATATTTGTCTTATGTATTACTTTAGCAAGTTTCTTCCCTGTATTAGCTAAGTTGTAATAGGGTATATTCCATTGCTTACAGTAATATTCAATTCTCTGTGTTGCTGTATTTTCTTTAAACTGATATTGTTCCTCTGATTCTTCCATGTAAACTGTTCTTTCTCTGCAAGACAATGTTAGTTTCTTACTCTTTTCACTCCTTCTAGTTTCCCATACAACTCCATCAAATATTGTCTCTTCTTTTTTACTCTCATATGCTATATCAATTAGAACTATTTTATCACCTTTTTTAATATTTATATCTTGTAAAGCTTTAGTCTCTACCAAAGATACATCCATTTTATATGCAACTCCGTCTATAGCTTCTGAAAGAGTTATTCCTTCATTGAAATTTGCAATATCATATTTCCCGTTTAATATTATTTTCATTTACTAGGTATCACCAACTTTTGACCTTTTTTAATTATATTAGGATTTTTACCAATGACTTTTTTGTTTTCGGGTATATTATAAATCTCTGGCCACCTTGAACCCTTACCTAAGAGATTTTTAGCTATCTTATATAATGTATCACTTGCTTTAACAGTATATATTTTAGATTTAGTTTGGGTATTAGGTCTATTATCTTTTAAATCTGTTTTAGTATTACTTTTTGTCTCTTTTTTTAATGTCTCTATCTTCAGTTCTCTGTAAGTTCTAAATGTTATCTCAATGTCTCTATCTTCTTCTCTTCCTGCTGTTTGAGTATTGCTAAAACTAGATATTGTAACTAATCCATTGTAACCAAAACCAGTTATTATTAATCGTAAAGGTTCAGCTTGGTCTACCCATTTTTCAAGCATTGCAACTACTTCAATTGGATTTTTTAACTCACTGTATCTGCAATAAGAAGCGTCATATTGGAAAGGTAGAAATGTTTTAAATGATATTTCTCTTATCTTCTCTCCTTCTTTTTTAATGTCAAATTCGCCTAAGTTTACTATATCTACAGTTTCAAACCTTTTTTCTTTTTTAATAGATAAACTATCGAATGGATTTACTGGAAAATGAAAATCTATTTTTTCTTTTTCATTTTTTAGGTATATGTCTATTACCAAATTATCACTTCCTTTTTACAATAAAAAAGACATCTATTCCTAATAAATAAACGTCTTTTTCTTATATATCTAATTTTTAAAATCTTTGAAAGAGAAAAACTCCATATTATCTACACTATTAATATTATCTTGAACTTTCAAGAAATCATCTATATTAATTTGATATGTTGTTTGACCACTTGAACCTACAAAATATACTTCTGCTGAGTCTATTCTAAATTCTTTCAACTTGTTAATTAAGTCTTTAGTAAATGCCTTACAACTGCTTTCATTGTCAAAACTTGCATTTTGAACTTGTAAACTAAGTACATAGCTACCATCTGTATCTAGTACATCATTTGTGTAGTAATTTCCTTTATACTCTGCTGGAATTATAGAATCAACTTTTTTCTTTAGCTCTTCGCCAGTTAATGTTTGTTTTTTTGTTTCCGCGTTTCCTTTGTTCTCCTCTAAGGATTTTTTCTCTATTTCCTCTTTTTTCTTAGCTTCTTCTTGCACTTTATTTTTAGTTTCTTCCTTATCTTTTTGTTCATTTTTTATTCCTTCTGAATTGTTATTTGGAGTTTTCTCCTCTATAGAAGCCATAAAAAATGTGATACCTATTGCTATTATAAAAAAAATAAGGAAAGCAATTAGCAATCTTACAATTTTTTTCATATTTGTCCCCCTCATAGATAACTATTTTATAACACTATTATAGCATCTATAAGGAGGATTTTTTTAACAATAATTCGACATTATCCAATGTCTTGTAATGCTTCTCTTATTTCACTTTCTACTTGAGATAATAGTTCTTGTATCATTTCTTCTTTGTTATCACTATTTTGAACATTGATAGATATTCCGCCTAAATTTATAGTATTATTAGAAGAATTAACACTGTTTGGTGTAGCTTCTTTATATTCTTTATTATCTGTATCTAAAACATTTGTAAGAGGAAATTGTCTAACATTATTTACAATATTAGAATTACCTACTTTTTGAGAAGGAGTTGAACCTAATCCTAACATTTTGCCTGTTTGTTCATATAATTCTATTGCTCTACTTCTTCTAGTGTTTGTAAGAGGGATAACCATTTCAGCTCCATTCTCTCCGCAGATAGAAGTTCTTGTTGCGACTCCACCATCAGCAAAACGGTCTAGTATATTACCCAATATTCCACCACTACTTTCATTTACAGTTCTTTTAACTGTTGTTTGAGTAGTCTTAACATTAAAAGATGCACTTATTGGTGCTGAAACTGTTGCTCTTACGCTATTCCAATAACTGATAACTTGACTCGACATAGCACTAACTTGGCTTACTACAGAACTACACATAGCAGAAATGGCACTTATAGCTGAACTGCTTAAACTCGTAAAAGATGTTCTAGCTCCATTGTACATGCTACTACATGCAACTCTAACATTTGTTGCTAACATATTAAAAGAAGTTGTAGCACCATTATAAAGACTTGAACCTGCTTCTCTACCTATTTGTGCTAGTTGTGTAAAACTTTGTTTAGCACCATTATACATACTACTCGCCCCTTGCTGAACTGTTGCAGTAGCTTGATTGAATGCTGTATCTATACCACTTGTAAGATTTGAATTATCTATTTGAGGAGTTGCACTATTTACAGCATTTGTTACTCCGTTTTGTGTTGCTGTAGCAAGTTCATTACTTTTTTGCTGTACAACTGGCACTCCTGCCTGTACTCCATTTACTACACCATTAGTCAAATCTGTACCTAATTGTTGTCCTGCTTGTTGTACAGCTGGATTACCTTGAGTTAGAGCATTAGCCACTTCTTGATTCGCTTGTTGTGCCGTTTGAGAAGCTGAACCTTGTATTTGACTTGAAGCTTGAGCAAATATACTTCTTACAGTTTCTAAAGCTTTTGGTCCTTCTATTCCTAGATTATTCAAATTTTCAAGAACTTTACTAGCTTGTGTTTCTATTGGAGTACTAAAGTCTACATTAGCAAATACTTGCCCCATCTTTCCATCCATTTTGCCTAATGCTTGTTGCATTTGTGGACCTGCTTGGTTAATAGTTCCAAGCATACTATTTATAGCGTTTTTTATTCCTCCACTATTAAATCCTTCTTTAAAAGAGTTAAATGTATTGCTTAAACCTTGCTTTAAATTTGTAGTATCCAAAGCAGATGATGCTTGTGAGAAAATAGTTCTTAAAGTATCTATAGCCTGTGTTCCTTCTAATCCTAAACTATTTAAATTCTGTAATACTTTAGTTTTCTGTGCATCTATAGAAGAATTAAAATCCACTCCTTTGAAAATCTCACTTGCTTTTCCTCCTAAACCTTTTAAGGTTTCTAAAGCTTGTGGACCAGTTGCTTTTAAAGAGTTCAACATTCCTGTTACTCCGTCTTTTAATCCGCCTATATTTGTCCCTTCCTTGAAGGCATTGAAAGCATCACTCATACCTTGTTTCAAATTATTTGAAGAATCTGCACTATACTTGCTTATAAAATTTAAAGTCTCTTGTATGCTACTTCTGTATTCTTGTGCACTTAATTTACCTGTTTTGAAAGCATCATCAAGATTTTTGGTGATTTTATTAACTTTGTCACTAGGTTTCATATCTGCTGTCACACCAGATAAAATTATCGCCATATTGTCATTCAAACCTCTCATCATAGTAAGAGATTGGTCATCTAAACCCTTTAATCCATTTGTTAATGCTCTAGCTATATCGCTAGATTTCTTCTCTGTTACATTTTTAGATTGGTCAAATGCTGTTGAGAAAGCTTTAGTAACACCTTGTAACTCTTTTGAAGTAGACTTTTTTAATAGAGCTGTTGCATTAGAAGTTTCTCCATTTATATCTGATAAAGCTTCTTTTGTATTTGTTTTAATTTCTGCTGTTGTTTTGCCAAATAGATTTTTAAGTGATGAAGCTTTTTCATCCCAGCTCTTATCAGATAAAAGTATTCCTATTCCTTTTCCAATTCCACCTAACATTATAAGCAAGTTACCTAACGTAAGCTTTATGACTCCACCAACAGTCTCCATTATTGTAGTAACATACTCACCAAACGAACCAAAACGTGTTTGTAAGTCCATCATAGCAGTTTTATTATTAGAAATAGCAACAGTCATTCCTGCAAAAGCTATAACAATAGCCCCTATTCCAACTGTTAATCCGAAGGCAACTAATTTAGCCGTACCAAAAGTACTTGCAAGTAAACTTAAACTTTTAATGGCTCCTCCAAAAGCAAATGTGGCTTTAAGTACCATAACAGAGGCTATAACGGAACCAATTGCAGGCAATAATACTTGAAATCCTGCTTTTATTTTATCGAAATTATTAACAAACTTTTCTACTACTCCAACTATAGCATCACCGATTTGTGGCATTTTCTTAATTAAATCTTCTACAAATCCTCTTGTCATAGGTCCTAGTCTTTGACCTACACTTATCCTTACATCATCAATAGCACTTTTTAAAATTTCAAATTGTCCTGATAAGGTATCTAACTTCATATCAGCAATTCTCTTAGCTTCTCCTTCACTTTCTGCAATAGCTGTAGTTAACTTATTAAAGTCACTTTCACTAGCATTTACTACAGCCGCCCAACCTGCCATTGCAGTACGACCAAATATAGAGGATATTGCAACACCTTTTTCAACATCTTTTAATCCTCCTAATTTCTCTCTAAGACTTCCTATTGTTCCTGCCAAGTCTAAACTTCCATTTTTATTTTTCTTTAATTCTATTCCATATTTTTTAATTGCAGATGCGGCTTCTTCTGGTGGCTTTATTAATCTAACTAGACCTCCTCTTAACGAAGTACCTGCCATACTTCCCTTGACACTTGCACTAGCCATTAGACCTGTCGCAAGAGATAAATCTTTCATAGATACTCCTAATGCTCCGCCCATAGAGCCTACGTATTTAAATGTTTCACCCATTAACTCAACACTTGTATTTGAATTAGTTATTGTTGCTGCCATCACATCAACAAATTCAGTTGTGTCATTTGCAGTCATTCCTAATGCAGTTAGTCCATCAGTCACAATGTCACTCGTTAACGCTAAGTCTGTTCCTCCTGCTGCTGCCAAGTTAAGAACGTCAGGAATTGCTTTTATCATTTGCTCGGACTTCCATCCTGCCATACCCATGTAATACATTGCGTCTCCTGCATCTTTAGCTGTAAAACTAGTTTCTCTCCCAAGCTGTCTAGCTTTTGCAGTTAAAGCTTCCATTTCTTTTCCTGTTGCTCCACTTACGGCTTGTGTATTCTTCATACTTTGTTCAAAAGTAGCAAATCCTTTTACAGCAGAACCTACACCAATTCCACCTATTAAAGCTCCTGCGGTAGTAGCCAGTCTAGCGAATTTACTAATAGCTCCACTTACAAAAGAATCTATTTTTCCTGTAAGCCCTCTAAGTGCTGAACTAGCTTCATCTCTAATCTTAACTGCTGCTTCATATCTCTTACTCACAAATTCTTGTAATTTATTTTTAGTTCGAGAAATAGTATTTATAGCTTCATCAGCTTGTGATTTTATTTTTATGATAGTATCAGCTTTTAGATTCTGAATCTTAGCTTTTACTTTATCTATTATAGAACTAGATTCATCTTGTCCTCGTATGATTACAGGAGGTACAGGCTTAGCAACTTCTTTTATCTTATTATTAACTTTGTTAACAGTAGAACTCGCATTATCTGTAGCTTTCAACCTTGCTGTTACTGTCTTTTTAGCTTTATTAACATTATTGCTAGCTCTATTGGCTACTGGACTCGCGTTATCTGTAGCTTTTATTCTAGCTGTAACAGTTTTTTTTGCTTTATTCATATTGTTATTAACTCTATTTACAACACTTGAAGCTTTATCAGTAGCTTTTATAGCAGGATTAACCTTTATCCTATTAAGTGTTTGCATCCTTTTTTCTGTCTGCTTCATGTATTTTTCCATAGCACTTAGTTTGCTTTTTGTTTCTCCGTCGCCTTTTGCACTTATGACAACATCAATATGATACATTTCCTTTTTAGCTATTTCCCTCACCTACCTTTCTGTAGATATTTATTTTTTCATAGCTTTATTCTCTTGCTCTATTTCATTTTGAGTAAATACTTTCATTAAGCGTTGAGACATTAAATTTTTCTTAACATAAACATCTGGGGGAACATGATGCTTGACAAAGATGTTATTTAAAACAGTCAGTCGTCCCCCCATTTTTATTAGTTTTTTATATCATCATCACTTATTTCATCATAAAAACCGGATAATTCTAATATTTGGTCACTTATTTTACTTAATTCTCCAGCTAAGAATTTTCTCTTTATAAATTCTCTAGCATTTGTTACTTTCATAGCATTAAGTAATTTTTGATTAGAAAAATTAGGTTTTACAGTTCCTTTTTCTATTAATGCTAGAGTAAACTCATCATCATTTAATTTTTCTTCTCTTCGCCCTTGGACCTTTACAATTTTAGTGCATTCTTTTCTTATTTTACTAATCTCTTTTTCTGTTAATGCTTTCAAAGTAATTGGTATTCCTAATCTATCTAAAAACACAGTTCTCTGAGGAACTGGTGAATCCTCCAATAGCTTTGCTATTATTTCATCCTCTTTCATCTTCAATCTATCTTCATTTGTTTCTTCTATTTCTTCATCTAAATCATTATCTTCTACTACTTCATTTTCTAACTCTCTTTTATATATCTCTGACATACTATTCCTCCAATATTTTTAATTTTAAAAAGCTACAAACAAAATTAATTGTTCATAGCTTTAAAGTACAACATTATTTTGTTTTAAAGTTCATTTAACAAATCATATCCTCTAAAACTTCCCTCTACTTCTATTTTTACAATTTCACCAGCTTTAGAATTTATAAGAGGCAATTTTTTTAATCTACAATTCTTTAATCTAATACTTTCATATCCTAATGTTTCAGAATTAGATAAATTATATATTATTTCAAAAGACCTAAATCCTAATTTTGCAAATTTTGAATCTGTCTTATATCCATTCAAGGAGAATGAACCTTTAGTAGTACCAACCCTTGATATTTCATTTTGACACCCTAACAGTTTAATACTTTGCTCATCTTGCTCAAAATCAGCTTTTATTTCTTCCATGTATAGCTCTTCTACACCATCAATAAGTATAACTACATCAGAACCATTCAGAAAACTGGCTTCTTCTATATAATCATCATTATACATAATCTATAACCTCCTTTATCCTAAGTATCCAGTACCATATATTTTTTTCATGACATCAACCTTAACAGCATCCCACTTCCAGTAAAATTCATCTGCTTTGGCAGTTGCTTGAAGCTCTGTATCTATATCAACATTAAATTCTGATATAATACCTTGACTCATCAATTCTTCAAAATATTTCTTCAATGCACATATAACAGTTGTTTGACCTGTTGCATCATTAAATATCTTACCTACAAACTCTTTTCTTTTTAATGAAGTATCTTTATTTATAGTATTAATAAACATGATATTAGAGATATATCCCATTGCTTCGTTTTTATCATCTACATATTTTTTAAATGTGTTCACATCATCAACTATAATCACATCTCCATCATCAAAATCTAAGACCAATGTACCACTTTTCAAACACTCTTTAACTTCTGATTGACTTAATCGTGGTTCTACTTCTTCAAATATAGTCTTAGCATTACATATACTTCCTGTTATACCTTTGCTTACTGCTAATGCTCCTATATAAACAGCTACTTCACTAGGTGTATATTTTATTCCCTCATAATAAGCTGAGCTCCCAACATTAACTATATTTTCATCATTAAAACCTTTCGATTTATCATTAATTTGTTTTATATTATCCTCTGTTTTTCCACCTAGAAAAAGTAGTATATCTTTTCCTAATTCTTTATTTTTAGCTACCCAAGCTTTTGTAGTTTCCTGCAATG